ATGATAAGAAACTATGGAAAAGGACTCCCGCTGGTTCTATGCTTTATAGATCCGCAGAGCTTGAAGCCCTCTGGCCATTTGGTTATTCCTCCGTTGGAGACGCTAACTGGGACTCAATTGGCTACGTTACTCGATACGTTCTTAAAAAAGTAAAAGGTAAACAAGCCGAAGCCCATTATCAAGACGTCGATTTCACTACTGGGGAAATAATCCAAAGAAAACCTGAATATGCAAAAATGAGCCTGAAACCCGGAATCGGAACGTCATGGCTCGATAAATATAAAAGCGATGTATATCCTCATGATTACGTCGTCTTTAATGAAAAAAAAGTCAAACCTCCAAAATACTATGATAAAAAATATAATAAGGAAAATCCTTATGAGTTTGACGAAATACAATACGAACGAGAAAAAACTGCTAAACTAAAACATCTGGACAATACACCTGAACGACTCGCAGTAAAAGCCAAGGTGGTAAAAGCCAGATTAAGAAAACTTAAACGTACCCTCACTTAAGGAAAATCCTCATGATTCTAGTACTCTGTTCTGTAAAAGACCGCGCAGCGGACGCTTATGCACGACCAATGTTCGTGCCATCTGTTGGTGTCGCCATACGGTCTTTCTCTGATGAGATAAACCGTCAAGCTGATGATAATCAGCTATACCATCACAGCGATGATTTCGATTTATACGAATTCGGCAGCTTTGATGACAATACTGGTCTGTTCACTTTACATGACCAACCAAAACTACTATCCTTAGGGAAACAGGTAAAAATTACCAAGTAAAAACCAAAGCGGAGAGAAATGGTACATTTCTCCCGCAACAACTTAGGAGCAAAAATGCACCGCAATAAATCAGTAAACGTACATCAGTTCACTATGATTCCAAAGGCGGACATTCCCCGCTCCAAGTTCGACTGTCAGTCGGCACACAAAACCACGTTCGACGCTGGTTACCTAGTTCCCGTATACGTTGATGAAGTGCTCCCAGGGGACACTTTCAACTTAAAAATGACTGCATTTGCACGTCTATCTACACCTCTTTATCCAATTATGGATAACATGGTGATGGATTCATTCTTCTTCTTTGTACCAAACCGATTAATCTGGGATAACTGGCAACGCTTTATGGGCCAGCAAGATAACCCAGATGATTCAATCGATTATGTAGTACCACAACAAACATCACCAACTGGCGGTTACGCCGTAGGGTCTTTACAAGACTACATGGGCTTGCCAACTGTAGGTCAAGTAGACCCGACAAAAACAATAGACCACGGTGCTTTCTGGACACGTGGCTATAACCTTATCTGGAACGAATGGTTCCGAGATGAAAACTTACAAGATTCAGTACTCGTCTACAAAGGCGATGTAACTGATACATCTGCAGCAACTAACTATGAATTATTACGCCGTGGCAAACGTAAAGACTATTTCACATCTGCATTACCGTGGCCACAAAAAGGCGATTCAGTAACCCTACCGCTTGGAACACAAGCACCATTGGTAGGTACTGCAAGACTTAAAACATCTGCTGCTTATACTGGAAACAATAACGGTCAACTAAGCATTGGCGGTACTGGTGCACAAAATATTAATATCGGCGGAGCAACGGGCGACGCAGGTATGTATACCGATTTAGCCGTTACTGGTTTATATGCCGATTTATCTGAGGCAACGGCAGCAACAATTAACCAGTTGCGCCAATCATTCCAAATTCAAAAACTACTCGAGAGGGACGCCCGCGGTGGAACACGTTATACAGAAATTATTAGATCGCACTTCGGCGTTATTTCTCCAGACGCACGACTCCAAAGGCCTGAATACCTCGGAGGCGGTTCAACACCGATTAACATTAATCCAATCGCGCAAACGTCTGCTTCAGCGGCTAGTGGAACCAATACTCCTCTCGGTACACTTGCTTCTATGGGTACTGCTCTCGCTCACAATCATGGCTTTACTCAATCCTTTGTTGAGCATGGCATCATTATTGGACTAGTGTCTATTCGTGCTGACTTAACTTATCAGCAAGGCTTATCACGTATGTGGAGCCGTGAGACACGTTATGACTTCTACTTCCCTGCTTTCGCAATGCTTGGCGAACAAGCCGTTCTTAACAAGGAAATTTATGTTACAGGAAACGACACAGACGAAGACGTCTTCGGATATCAAGAACGCTGGGCGGAATATCGATATTATCCAAGTCGAATTTCCGGCCTCTTTAGATCTACTGCAGCTGGCACTATTGACGCATGGCATCTTGCCCAGAAGTTCACAACTTTACCCACATTAAATGATACTTTTATCGCTGATACACCTCCTGTTGACCGTATCGTTGCTGTTGGTTCAGCAGCAAACGGAAAACAATTCATCTTTGATTCTTTCTTTGATGTTAAGAAAGCCCGACCATTGCCTATGTACTCTGTACCTGGCTTAATCGATCATTTCTAATATGGACTTTGGATCAGCGATTAGCGGATTGGCTGGTGGTGTGCTTGGCTTTATGGGCCAACAATCCACCAACCAAAAAAATTGGGATATAGCTAATGCAGCCAATCTGCAATCGGCTGCGAACGCTCGTGAGCAGATGGACTTTCAAGAACGCATGCGAGCTACTCAATATCAAACTGCCATAGACGATATGAAAAAAGCTGGGTTAAATCCCATGCTTGCTTACTCACAAGGCGGAGCCGGTGTACCTACTGGAGCAGCTGGTAGCGTTTCTACTGCAAAGATGGAAAACGCATTAGGTGCCGGTGTTTCCGGCTACCAACAACTTGCGACTAATAATGCGGATTTAGACTTGAAAGCAAGTCAAACCTCCGCAACATCTGCCCAGGCTATTAAAACTGAGGCAGATACAATACAAACCAAAGCCTTAACATTAAAGGCTGCGGAAGATACTGCGTTATCAACGCAACAAAAAACTAATTTGGAAGCTCAAATTAGAAAACTAGACGAAGAGATTGCTAATCTTCGTGCTACTCGTGGTCTGACACATGCCCAGACTACTAATACTCAAGCAAATATAGCTCCAAGCGCCGATCCTTATTGGTATCGTGACGCTAAACGTCTGGCTACATCTGCTAAAGATGCAGTTAAAAACTATGCAGACCCTGAAACAATTTTTAACAAACTACGTCAAAAATTATCCAAATGAAAATTAAAGAACCATTTATTCGTAATCCTTACAATTACGACACTAATGCTGCGTCAGATGAGTCTGGGTTACGTTGTGAGGACGCAACTCGGACTCAGCAGCATTTCAAAGACGAAACGGATATTAATAATATCCTTCGCCAGTTCAATATAACTGGCCAACTACCTACAAAAGCTATGTCGCCACGCTATGGCGACTTCTCGGGCATTGGTGACTACCATAGTGCCCTTAATCAAGTTATCGCGGCAGAGGGCGAATTTATGACCCTGCCAGCCCAATTACGGGCTAGATTCGATAACGATCCTCAAGAATTGATTGAATTCTTGAATAATCCTGAAAATAAAGAAGAGGCCACGAAGTTGGGCCTCTTAAAAACATTCGAGGCGAGTGCTCCAGTCATGGAGATTACCTCGGAAAAAGCGGGCGATGAGCCCGCAGCACAGTAATCATACTTGATATTACTGTGCTAGGTGACACCAAACAACCACTAAAGGAGAAAAAATATGTACATGCATAGAAAAGGCGTAAGCAAAAAGAAGTCCGCTAGGACTTTTAGACATCACGCGAAGCGTACAAAATCGCCTAATATGCGATCAGCCCCACAGCGTGGAGGCTGGAGACTCTAAAAAAGCCTCCAGGCACCTCACATGCCTTGTACTTCTCCTATAACCGCTTATCTAAGCGGTTATCAAACTATTCACGCTAACGATAAGCCCCATCGGGTCTTGTCGTTCAAAGAAAACGATGACGATAGTCATCGTCAAATTCAAATACCATGCGGCCAATGCGATAGCTGCCGAATGGAACATGCACGTCAATGGACAATGCGCTGTACACATGAAGCGCAAATGCATGAAAAAAACTCATTTATAACCCTCACCTACAATGATGACAATCTCCCAAGCGATGGATCTTTACACCACGAACACTTTCAATTGTTCCTCAAACGACTTCGAAAGAAACTACAACCTCACAAAATTCGCTACTACATGGCTGGAGAATATGGCGACGATTTCAGCCGACCTCACTTCCACGCCATTATCTTCGGATACGCTTTCGATGATAAGAAACTATGGAAAAGGACTCCCGCTGGTTCTATGCTTTATAGATCCGCAGAGCTTGAAGCCCTCTGGCCATTTGGTTATTCCTCCGTTGGAGACGCTAACTGGGACTCAATTGG